GCGTGTTGATGCGGAAGTAGCCGAAGCCGCCGAACACCGCGTGTTCGAGGGCCGTGTCGTAAGCCACCTCGGCATTCGACGACTGCTCGATGTTGCGGATCAGGCCGTTGAGGACTTCCGCTGTCTCGGGGTCCGCCTCGCTGTCCACCGGCATGATGCGGATGCCGGGCTTGTTGCGGCGGGCGTCGTTGACGACCTGGCGGCCCATGCTCACCAGCTTGTTCACCGTCAGGCAGGGCCGGCCTTCAAGCTCCCGATCCCGGCGCACCCGCTCGGGCCATTGGTTCTCCATCAGGGCGAAGTCGACGTCGTCTTCCCACGCCTTGCGGTTGTGGGCGTCGTGCTCGGCAGTCTTCTCAAACCCTTCGAGGGCTTCTTTCAGCAGGTCGGCCTTGTTCACGACATCCAGCCTCCCTGCACAACCGTTCGCGTTGTCTTGCGCTCCGGCTTCGGAGCTTCATAGGCCACGCACATCAGCCCGAAGGCGTCCGCCGCATGGCTTGACCAGTCGTGTTCCGGCCCGAGGCCAATGCCCCGCGCCTCGTCCCGCCTCTCGTGGTAGTGGCCGAGCGCATCCAAGCCGCCGGCGCACCGCGTGGCGTCGAACCAGATGGACGGGAACAATCGCCGCGCCGCCTCGACCCGAGCCGATGCCGCACCGCGTCCTTGGTTCGGAACCACCTCGACCGAGAACCCGGCTTCCCGAAGCGCGCTTTCGTAAGACACCGCGAACACCTTGTCCCCCTGCGCCCCGTCGTGAGGCAGGACGCACAGGGCCTGGTCGTATCCCCTGCCCCGCAGCCAGCCCACGTGAGCGGCAAGCGGCTGGCCTTGGGCCTCGTAGTAGTCCAGCACCCGGACTTCCCGTCCGATGAACTGCGCCACCCAGATCGAGCAGGCGTCAGCCTTGGCCCCGGTTCCGCCAATGTCCCAGAACGCCCGGTAGGTCATGAGCGGATCGGCCGCCACATGGCCCACGCGACCCTCAGAGCGGGCTTTCGTCAGAGGCTCGGCGAAATAGGCGCCCTCTGTCACTTGCTTAAAACCGCCTTCCCAGATGTGATCATACTGGTCGGGCCGCTCCGTCATGTCCCGCAGGCGCTTGCGGTTGAGGATCTCGGGGAACCACGGATTATCCCGCCAGTTCATCTCGACGACTTTCATCGCCGGGTCCTGGCTCATCCGAAACCGCTTGTGGGTCGGGCTGTTCTTGCTCTCCGGGTTCCACGTCACCCAGAGTTCAGAGTCATGCTCCCGAAGCGTCGGGTCCAGTTTTGTCCAGGCCTCGTCCGTGACCGGCTCGGCTTCATCCACCCAAGCCAGACGGATACGGCTTTTCGACTTCACAGAGTCGATGTTCCGGTCGAGGCCGGAGAAAGCGTAATCAATCAGCCCGCAGGCAGTCCGAATATACTTCTCGCCAATGTCAAAGTGCGGGGCCAACCAGGGCTCCTCGCGGATGGCGTGCTTGACCTCCTCCATCGAGGAGTCCGACAGCGAGTTCATGAACTGCCGGCCGCAAAGGATGATGCCGCTCTCACCCGCCCTAGCCCACTTGTGGGCCTTGACCGCGGTCATCTTGGCAAAGGTCCGCGACTTGGCGGAACCCCGTCCACCGTATGCGCCTCGCGTATCCGCCTTGCCTGTGAAGACCGGAACCAGCTTGGCCGGGATCTTCATTTGAACGCTAGTCAGGGCTGACGCCTATCAGTTCAATGACCGTGAAGTCGGACTTGACCTGGGCTTCAACGTCGAGCGCCTGCCGAGGCTTTCCGAACCCACGGTCCAGAATGGAGTTAGCAGCCGCGACCCTTGCCGCTTCGCTTTCCCCGGCCTTCATGATCTGGGCAAGCGTGGCCAAGGCGTCGTCGGTGTAGGCCTGAGCCGCGGCGCGAATGTCCGCCGTTACCTTGTTGACGGAGCCCTTCGGACGGCCCCTCTGACGATTATCCGGCATTTTTTTATTCGCCTCACTCACCAGACCCGAGGGCTTCCTGGCGTCGATGCGGATGGGATCGGCCCGCGACTATCGCTTACGGGTCAGGGTTGCTTTGCGTGTGTGGCGATGTCGGGGCCGAAGGTGTGAGGGCCGGGCCTTTCGCGCACCCGGCCCTCTCCGGCCGTTGCACCAGTCGCCGACCGGCTTCCCGCGCGGGGGAGCAGAAATGGCAAGGGCCGAGGTTTCCCCCGGCCCTGCGCCGCACCCCCGAAGCGGTGCGGGTTGATGTGCAGCAGGATCGGACACCCGCTGTTGGCGCACACCTTCCCTTGCGGGAACCTGTGAATAAGATATGTGCCCGCCTACGGGCGTCGGATCGTCGGCGCAATTCGCGCCTCTAAGGATGGAACGTGCTTCGCGCCCGGTGATTTGTCAAGCGGTCGGTTTGGCCTCGCGGGCGATGGTCTCGGGGTCTAGGCGGCGGATGGGGCTATTCGGGTCGGGCCAATCGTGGTCGGCAACCTCCGCCGCAGCCTCCAACCCTAGCCGGATGCCTTCCAGCCGTGCGGCGTCAATCAGGTGCTGGTTGAGGATGCGGTAGCTAATGATGTCATTATTTGCTTTTTCCGGCCTGTGCTTCCAATTGCGAAAGCGGGCCGGGCCAACCTGTTTGCAGGGACTCTCCATCCGCCGGTATAAAACCTCAACTTCGACATCACCCGCGACCGGCTGCGGTCCGCCGTCGTGTTCGATCCAGTCAGTCATGTTGCGCCTCCTTGGCGATGGTTTCGGGGTTGAGGGCCTGAAGGATGTCGTCGGCCTGCGGTTCATAAAGCGGCTCAATGGCTCGCTTTGCAGCCTCCAGCCCTAGGCGGATGCCCCCTAGACGGGCGGCGTCGCACAGCTTTTGGATGTCGCCCTCTACGGCTAGGCGGGCCTCGTCAAAGGCTTCCAGCCCCATTTGCAGCCCCTCTTTGCGGGCGGCGTCGATCAGGTGCTGGTTGAGGATGCGGTAGCGGAGCTTGTAGTCCCAGGCAATGCATCTGGCTAAATCACGATCATCTGCCCGATAAAGCTGGCTGACCTCCACCCACGTTTCATCCGCGACCGGCTGGGGTCCGCCGCTCCATTCGATCCACTCACTCATGCTACCTCCCTCGCCCTCACAGGGGCCTCATAAACCCGTCTCAGGTTCTCCAGCGCCGCCCGCACAATCGCTGGCTGGGCATCCCTGCCCGTCACGCCTGATACCCGCTCCACGATGCCGCGATACACCATCGGCCTGTCCTCCTCGACTGTTGCGACCGCAAACGCCTTCAGCAGTTCACGATCCATGGGGCCAACCTTCGCCAGCACCCGCTCCACCTCCCGGCCCGCAATAATCATCCGGTCCGTCACCAGTTCCGCCGCGCCTGTCCCGCCATCGACGGCTTCCATCCGTCCGGCTGATCCCGCCAGCCCCTTCCACGTTGCCCAGCTTTCACAGAAGCGCATCGCCGCGGCGTGGTGGTTCGGGGTGATGGAGCCCGAGCGGAGCAGGACGGTGAAGACGTTGGAGCGCCAGGCCGAAAGGATCTTGCCGTCCGGTCCGAGGTTCACTTCGGCGCCCATGGCTTCCAGCCGCTCGACCTCGGCGCGGGTCTCGGCCCTCTGGCGTTCGGCGGCGGCGGGGTCGTGGGGCTTGCGGCGGCGGGTCATGCGGCGTCCCTTCTCCTGCCTTTCGGACTGAACTCAATCTCGGGCGACGGAAGCCGCGTCCCGTCGCCTGGGTAGGCTTCGGGCTTTTCGAGGATCAGGCCCAGCTTTCGCATGAGGTCCATGAAGTCGCGGCGCTCTCGCATGCGCTCCCAGCCGATCTGCGTTCGCGGCCACAGGGACCGGCCCCGAAGATCCGCGCCGTAGAGGTAGCTATCCGCAAAGGGCTGGCCGCAGGCATCGCACACGTCGTCGTAAAGCTCCTGCGGGACGGTCAGAAGAAACGTCGATCTCATGCCTGCACCTCCTGGCTTTCTTCCGATGGCGGCGTGCTGGCCTCGCGTTCGGCAATCACGGCGTCGAGACGCCTTCGCCTTTCTTCCCAATCAATAATTTCCCCTTTGC